GGCCGCTGCCTTTGCAGCGTCCTGCTGTGCTTTCCAGTACTCATATGCAGCATTGTACCGGGCAGCCTCGATCTCGCCGGCTTTCTCAATCTGGTATTCGGCCAGTGCCTGTGCTTCCTTCTCCTGCTGCTCGGCCGCTGCCTTTGCAGCGTCCTGCTGTGCTTTCCAGTACTCATATGCAGCATTGTACCGGGCAGCCTCGATCTCGCCGGCTTTCTCCATCTGGTATTCGGCCAGTGCCTGCGCTTCCTTCTCCTGCTGCTCAGCAGCTGCTTTGGTGGCGTCTTGTTTGGCTTTCCAGTAGGCATATGCCGCGTTGTACCGGGCAGCCTCGATCTCGCCGGCTTTCTCAATCTGGTATGTAGCAAGAGCTTCGGCTTGACTCAACTCTTTCTGTCCATTTACAAGCGCTTGTATTTGGATTTTTAGCAGTTTTGCTGCTGGATTATTCTCTGTCACCAGACCATCTGAATTCTGAATGAGCTTCACATAGGCATTAAGATATTGAGTAAGCAGTTCCTGCGATGATGCTTCCTGCCCAAGCGCAGACGCTCTTAATTTAATAGCCTGAATATTTTTATTTAATTCTTCTGTTACATTTTTAATATGCTCTTGCGCTTTTATATCGGCATCATTATTTGCTGATCCAGATGCTCCCGCCACTTGTAGCGCAGGCATTTTTGCAAGTTCTTCTTCAGCAGCACGGATCGCTGCAGCTTGAGCCTGCGTTGCAAGAGGATTTCTTTTCTTTGCTTCTTCTATCCAGGCTTTTACAATTTCTTTATCAACTTTGCCACTGAGATTCTGGACAGCTTGCCGAATACCAGATACATCGCCAACATCAATTAAGTCTCCAAACTTGACGGCCTGTACAACTGCAGCTGCATCTGTCTTGCTATTTGCCAGACGCTTTCTAAAATTTTCGATGTCGGTTGCCAGGGCATCAAGGAATGGCTTCATATTCTTGGCTAATAGCTCGCCAATTTCCTCTTTCACATCCTTTATTGCCAGCTGAAGCCTTTTCATGCCAGCAGGATCTTCTTTACCTACTGCGGCAGCAACGCCGCCAATTCTATCTTGCAATGCCTTTAAAATGATTTCTTGAGCTTTAGCGGTATTGCCTGATTCAGCAAAAGATCGAGCAAGCTGTTCTTGGCCTTCAGACAGTACAACACCTGCGCGCCTCAATGAGCTCATGCCAGATATGGGATCTTCAAGCGCTTTCCCCAACGTTTGAGCTGCTCCGGATACATCGCCACCTAATACCGCAGCGAGATCGAGCGACAACTCGGTTGCTTTGGCAAATTGTTCGCCGGTAATGCTTGTGAATTTCAACAGAGCACTTTGCGCTTTATTGATTTCTTCAGCTTCGATTCTGGTAGAACCCTGTAGCCTCGAAGCCATATCTTCAAGTTGTGCTGCGGTGAATCCAGCAGCTCCGCCGGTAGCCTTGATTTGCGCTGCTAGACGAGCATGAGCTTCAGCAGCTTCTGAATATTCCCTTATACTATCAGCTGCAAATTGTCCAATTGCTCGAATTCCCTTCGCTGCAAGGTCATATATTGCCAACCCTCCTGCAATCTGCATTGTAAGTTGAGAAAAAGCATTCTTTAATGAGAGGCTATGCTGAATATTCTTCTGAAATGTATCAGCGATGGATTGCCAGTCCTTTTCCGCATTTTTCCCCTCTCGGCTGGCTCTTTTGAGATCAGCTATTGCCTTATCGACTTCAGCACGGAGGATTATTTTCAAATCTTCAACATCAGCCATGGCGCATTTTCTCCATCTCTGCAGCTTGCTTCGCTTCGAATTCCTGCTCGAATACCTCAATGACCCGAATTACAAGAGGTTTCTCATTCCGCCATCCGCCGCCATGCGGCAATCCGAACCTTCGATATCTGGTCCATTCCTTCCAGCCGGACAGGAAAAGCGGATCAGTTAATAAGTTCGGCACATCCCTCCGCTTAACCAGCATTTTGCCTGATTCATCAATCGATGATGGCAAAATTTCATATTCATCCGGCGCAAAATTTTCCCAATCCGGATCATCTGCGGCACAATCAGCAAATGCCAATTGCGCCGCAGCTCTCAGTTTTTTTCCTCTTCCTCATCCAGGAGGCTTTCCTTGAAAATGTAGGACCCAATATTGATTGCCAACTCTCGCGCCTTGCTCGTGCGCCCGGCACGGACCGCTGCCAGCTCAGCGCCGGTTTCGATTGGCTCGCCATGCAAGCTGAAGCCAGTAATCTTCGTCGCACAGTGCTTGGTAAGGGTTATGAATGTTGCGAAGGTTGAATCATTCCCGATCAATCGCTCGAAAGTCTCGATATCCGGCCAGGTGATCTCGACCTTCACCTTCTCGTCATCAGGCATAGGAATGCCAGGAGCATTATTTTTGGGCTGTTCCTTCCATTTGTTCCACGACAGATCCGGCTCGTAGGTTGTCACCTTTGCGCTTGTCACTCTTTTCGACTTCTTTTCTTCCAAGTTTTTCCTCCCAGATAATCTCTGCGATCACTCGCTTTTTCCCGTGATCATTGTATGCTTCGATCACTTTTGCATTTTCTATGGCTTCCTCACCAAACCATAGTTGTACGTCGGCAGGGTCGGCCGGGTTCGCCCCGGCCCTAATTTTCAATACCGCCATAGCCCTATGCCGTTATGGTACGTCTGGTGATCGACGGCATTTCATTGCCGATCACGGTGTAGGCGAAGTTGAAGGTCTGCGGGCCGTTCATCGGCTTATCAACGGTGAGGCTGTCGATAATTGCCGGCATATATTCCATGACTTCAACCTGACCAACGGTGGTTGTTTCCCTGCGCCCAAGGAAGAAATGCAGAACGCCGGTTTCGATCGGCTGATATGTTTTCTGCCCGGCGCCGTTGTCATCGATAAGGCGGAAGAATCGTTTGAGGATGAGATCCGCATTTGCATCATCGGTAAAATAGCCGTCGATGGTGCCGGAAATTTCCGGCTTGTCGCCTTCCTCATATGATTTAGCGACATCCGTCTGCACGGTATTTTCATATTTTTCCTTGGATGCGCTCTGCGGCACATTCGTCACAAAGCCCAGCTTGGTAAGCTCGATTGGTTTCGCTTTGTCGCCAGATGCGAGCGTGATGGCCGGCTTGTTGTAGACGACATCATTGGCCACCGAATCCGCCGGGAATGCGCTCGAGGCGCCTTTCGCGGTGATCTTGAAGAATTTCTCGCCAGAGAGACTCCCAGTGGTTACCTCAGTTCCGAGCGAGCCCAGATACAGATAATTTTTCGTACCAGAAAATCGATTTGCCATTACAATCCTCCCAAGATTGATCTTAGATTCGGTCCATGCGGACCATGATTATTGCGGTGAGTGCACCAATCAGCGGAGAGCCTGGTGCAGGCAGTGAAAAATCGAAATCGATGACATTTGCTTCAAATGCGACACCTCCTAATGTAGGATCATCTTCGATAACCGTAGCGATTGCGTCGGCATAGATACCCATCTGGTCAGAGAGAGAATCAGGAGTCGGGGATTTTAATGCCGCGATAATCGCAATAGAGACATCATCGGTTACTGCATCATCGTTACGCTTGAGGGTATCAGGGACCACAAATACCGAGTTGTAATCCTTGAGGTTGAATGGATCTCTCCATCCAACCCAGAATGCTTTAGCCGCTGCGCAGGCAATATTTGCATCAGTAGCGAGCGCCTCAATTTTTGAATTGAGATTTTGCTCAAGATAGCCTTTCACAGTGCGGTAGATATTCCAGATCTTCATGCGCTGCCTCCCGATGCAAAGCTATGCTTCAGATATGCCTGGAATACCTCTTCTTTGATGCGCCGAGGCTCGCCGGTTGCCCGCCATGCTCGAAAGCCAGGCTTCATGAATGGCTTTGGCCGTATAAGTACTTTACGCCCGCGCCCCGCAAGCATGCCGCGTTGCATCCCTGCGAGGTAATTGAGATGCCCCTTTACACCTTTGCCTGGTCTTACAACCATTGTTGCTTTCTTGTCTTTTTTGAGCTTGTAGAAGCCCATTGAGGCTCGTGTTTCGCCTGTTACAACTTGCAGGACCTGACCAGACAGCTGGTTTTCTCTGATATAATTCGCGAGGCTTTCTCCCCATAGAGAAGTGATTCTGGCAGACATTTTGAGGAGCTCGTTATCCGCGAATTTTCCGAGATCTCCGTATTTTTTTGTTTGGACCGTCATCGAGATCATAGGTTGCTCCGATATCCTTCGAATACTTCGCGAATGGAGAGTGGCAGGCCGAGTTCATATTGCGAGGTGACAGTTCCATCAACACTGACTTGCCGCATGCCGGTTGTACCGGATTCCAGTCGCCGCCTGTTGTATGAGATTGCTTCGAGTACAGCGAGTTCTAGGTCCTGGGGCACCGGATCATAGCCAAGTTTGGCGATTACCCGCACATTTCCAATCCCGGCGGGGAAAATCATGTCATGTAGCCGAATTATCCCTCCATCCGGATCGATAGAAACCATATCAGGATCAATTTCCGATTCCGGAGGAAATTCCCGATTGCCATCGATATATACCTTTGACAGAGAGACGATGGGATACTCGGGCAATACTATCGAATTTTTGTCGGTGCCATTTAGGCGCAGATCATAATCCCTTGCCTTCAGCCTACGGCCCGAGATGCGATTTGCAGTCGCCGAGACAGCATTGATGAGGAATTCGACAACCGATTGTTGGTCATCAGCAAAGCCCAGCATGGTTTTTGCGGTTTCCCAGCTTGTCAGCGCATCAGTGCTCAGCATCATCTCCTCCATGGAAGGCAGTAGCTAGATAGCTACTGCCTTGTTAACCTCAGCCTAAGCCGCCGCGAATTTGATAACCTTAATCGCATTATAGTCAGCGACCGCTCCGCCCACGCGTTTGTAGGTATAGAAGGTCACTGCGCCTTTCGTGGTATAAGGATCTGCGAGTACGCGGACACCCTTGCGGTCGACAATCTGGTAGCCCTGTTTGAAATTGCCGAATGCTATCGAATAAGCATCGGCCGCTATATCGGGCATGCTGTCGGAAATCATGACCGGGTAGCCGCATAGGGTATCAGGCTTGCCAAGCTGGAAAGAAGGCTGCCAGAGGTAGTTTCCCTGACCATCTTTGAACTTGCGCACTACAGACTGGGTGAGATCATTCATGATCCATGCTGCACCATTGCGGTAGCCTGCCTTGAGCGCATAGATGAGATCGATCAGCACATCACCGGGATGGGTTGTGGGAAATGCTCCGGCTGCACCAGAGAGGATGTAGCCGATCTTCTCCCAGGCCCATGAACTGTTCGCCACCATCGTTTCAGCGAGGAACCCCTTTGGCTTGCCGTTGCCATCGCCAGCGATAAACGCTGCATCCTCAAGGCTGGAGAATGCGATTCCGGCTTCCTCAGCCAGCCATGCCGCCACATCGAAATCGAGGTCGTCGAGCGCTTCCTGCGATGCTGAGGGCAGGGTATAGAGCTCGCGCGGGATAATTTCGATCTGTGCGAGCCCAGGAGTCGTGTTATTCCCGCTTCTAGTCTCTCCCTCAGAAGCCCATCCGCCGGTGATCCCGCCCTTGTTGACATTCTTGAGGTAGGATTTGCCGCCGATAGTCTTCACATTGGCAAGCTGACGCATTGCCACGCTGTCGCTAACCACACGCTGCAGGGTTTTTTCGAGCTCGGGCAGTACAAGATAGCCGCCATCGCCGCCGGTCTGCACCTGCACGGCTGCCTTGAATTGCTGGGAGCGGCCCGGATCGCGCATCCAATCGGTGAAGGCGCGATAGAGCTCGCTCTTTTCCTCAGCGCCGCCCAGTCGCGCGCCAAGCATGACGCGGTTGATCTGCGCTTTGCTTTCGGTAAGCTCTTTTTCGATTGCAGCAAGCTTCGCGTCGAGCTCCGCATGCCCCTGCTTCGCTTCGATCGCCGCAAGGCGCTGGTCGTTCACATCGCGAAACGCCTTCCATTCCTTGCCAAGATTATCGAGCATTTCCTTTACATCAGAGTCCATTGCTTTCTCCTTTTAGGATTGATATCAGCCCGCTAAGAGCCTCTTTTATTTCGCCATCATCTTCGGATTTCGGTTGCTCCGCATCCCGCTGGAGCGCCTTCCATCCGCCGGAGGCGATAGCAGCAGCCTCCGCGCGAGTCGCGCCTGCGTCCCGCAGGAACGCCTCGAAGTCGCGAATTGTTTTTATTGAGCGAAAATCAAGATGCTTGAGCGCCATTGGAATCTTTTTGAATCCAATTTTTGATACATCATACAGCGCAGCTGCCTGCACAGTTTCGCGCACTTCATCGGCAAAACCGGAATCAAATGCCTCTTGCGCGGTCAGCCAGGTCTCATCATCCATCATCTGGCCAATCTCTTTTGGCGAGAGCTTGGAATGCGCGGCATAAATCGAAATCAATTCTGACCGCATCTTGTCGAGCACATCAGCATCTTTCCGCAGCTGATCCGCATCACCCCAGGTAATGGTCCATGGGTTATGGATCATGAGGTAGGTGCCCTCATCCATAACGAGTTTCGATCCGGCAAGCGCCACCACTGATGCCATCGATGCCGCAAGTCCGATTACTTCGACCGTGAGTTTATCGCGGACAGAGGCGAGCAGGTTGTAGAACGCCATGCCTTCAGTAACAGCCCCGCCAGGGCTATTCAGTAAAAGCCGAATCTGTTTTGCATTTTTTATCGAATCAAACTGCTCTTTGAAATCGGTTACCGAAACGCCGAATCCACCAATTTCATCAAAAACCGAGATTTCGGCATAATCGGGAGCTATGTCGATTGCATACCATTTTGACCGTATCATCATGCGCCTCCTGTGAGGTTCTTTGCGTTCTGCAGTTCAGCAAGCGAACGATAATCGTCGCCGTTTTCAATTGGGTTCATATTTTCCTTCTCGCGGATATCATTCTTTGACATCCAGCCCGCATCACGGGCGATCTTATAGGCTTCATAGCGGCTCTTGAGATCGCCGCGGAGCAGTCCGTCAAGGTTAAATTCTGGGAAATATTTCTGCGGCGCGGTAAAGAGCTGCATTTGCAGTGCCTGCTCGATGCGCACAAGCCAGGGGCGAATGCTATGCATGGTAAATGCCAGCATGAATTGCTCGGAACTTGCATAAGTAGTTGTTTGAGTATCAGCCTGCAGAAGCATGAGCGGGACTTTGAAAAGGGATGCAATTTCAGATCTCTGAAAACGCCTGGTCTCAATAAGCTGACTATCCTCGGCTGTCATTTCAATTTTTTCGAAGCTGGCCCCGTCGCCAAGCACATGCAATTTGTGCGCATTCCCTGAGCCAGCATGATCATCGTTCCAGATTTCGCGTATGCGGTCTGCTTCGCCTTTTTCAAGTTTTTTTGCTACCTTGATAATTCCTGCTGGAGTTGCATCGTTGCGCCAGAATTTCCCGGCATATTCCTGGGTCGCCAATGCCGATCCGAATACATCGCGAGCTTGCGATATGACAGATTCGCCAAGGATTCCATTTTTTGACAACCCACGGATATGTAAGATGTCTTTCTGCCCTAAAATAATCGATTCTGATCCAGTACCAGTCAATATCTGATATTGCAATGAATAATCAGGCAACTGTAGCACTGTCACATTGTCAGGATTGAGAGGAATAAGATCATCAATGATCAAGTCGCCATGATAGAGTTTAACTGCATAAAAGTTGCCCCGCAGAAGCAAATGCGACATCATCTGCTCGCGGAATTCGAAACTTGTTTGCCAGGGATTGGGCCGCGAATGTAAAAGCTCATATAATGGATGATCTGATGCCCGCTCCTTGCCGCCATTATCAAGCCGCTGATAGACATGCAAAGGCAGTGATGCGACTGTCTCGGAAAGGATCCGCACGCAGGCATTCACTGTTGCGATCCGCATGGCGGTATCGGCGGTCACTATCTGTCCGGAGGCCGTTTCATAGTATCCTTTCAGCGCGCGGACCCAATCATCGCTGCCAAATATCAGGGCGCGTGCCGCAAGTCTCAATCTTTCGCCAAATTTCATCCTACCACCTCATCAGCTTTGGCAAATCCAGTTTCACCGCCATTGGTAATCGATGCCCGGCCAATCGCCATAATTGCAGCGACGATTCCATCTATGCGCTTTCCGCTTGTTTCGCGCCGCGGTTTCATGGGCATGATATTGCCCTGGCGATCCGCTTTGACTTCAGTGCAGGACATCATCCAGCGCAAAATAGGGTGCCCGCCATGTGCGAGTTCGCCTTTGCGGACCAGCCGCTCGAAAATATCGGAGTAAATGGCCATCGGGTTGTACCGCTGCGGTACAGCAACCATAGTAAATTCGCTTGAGAGATGGGCAACAACTTCACCAGCCTTGAAAGGGTCATAAGCAATTTCATCTATCAGGTACTTATCGCCGAAGATGCGTATTTCTTGTTCGATAAAGTCATAATCGACAGTGTTGCCATCGGTTGGGATGATGAGCCCCAGGCGCGCCCACTCGGTATATGGAACTTTGTCTTGGCGTTCGCGTTCAAGGAGATTGTCCATCGGCATAAAGAGCCGCCAGATTGTTTTCCATTTTTCGCCTGGCTCTGCAGGAGGGAACGCTGCGCAAATTGCGGTAAGGTCCGTATTTGTTGATAAGTCAAGACCAAGCGTGCAATGCCGCCCAGCCAAAGTCTCTTCATCGACCGGCTCAGCGCATGCCATCCAAATATCATCAGTAATCCAGCGATTGATACTTTGCTGCCAGATATTGAAATTTTTTGTTTTTACATCGCGGGCCCGCGCCGGTGCCGCCAAAGCCATCGCGACACGCGATTCTAGTAATTGCGGCATCACTGATACGCCGAGGTTCGGGTTTGCTTTTATCCATACTTTCGGATCGGCGAAATCGTCGCCTTCATCGAGTGTATAGATAAGTGCAAAGACGTCTTCCGGAATTGGTTGCAGAGTCTTTTCAAGGATACCGACTGCGAGCGGACGCTCTACCTGGTAGCATGGCCCATCGAAATTGCTTCCCGCGGTCGTGAGAATCAGAGTAAGCGGCTGGAGCCTAGCCATCATGCCAGACTCGAGCACATCCAGAATTTCGCTCGTCGGATGAGCATGATATTCATCGATGATTGCAAGCGATGGATTGAGGCCATCTTCTGTCTTTGAATCCTGTCCGAGCGGACGCATACGGCTTGACCAATCGGAGATTGGCCTTCCTTTTGCATCCTTCATTGTTTTAACGATGTACTGCTTCGACTCGTATGTTTTCCCGAGATTCTTCAATACCGGATGTCGCTCAATCTGCAGCCTGGCAATTCTCCATGCCAAAGCTGCCTGTTCCTGTTTGGTCGCAGCAAAATATATCTGGCATCCAGGATCGGCGGGGCGGTCCGCCCAGAAGATATAATTGGCAATGCCCGCACCAAGAGTTGTTTTTGCATTCTTTCTGGCAACCTCGAAATAGACATGCCGGAATCGCCGTGTACCATCAGCTCTTCGCCAGCCAAACAAATTGCCAACAAAGAATTTTTGCCAGAGCTCAAGCTTTATCCGATTGTCGCGGCCACCGATTGTTGAGGCAGACGGGCCTTCAACATGCCGGAGCTGTTCGATAAAAGCGATCGCATGATCAGCTCGTGCAGCGTCAAATGTGTAAGGGAATTTCTCCGTGTTCTGGCGCTTCAAATCATCCAGATGACGCTGGCAAGCAAGCTTGACCAGCTTGCAAGCGACAATTTCACCGTTCAAGACTTTTTCTGCATAGAGGATTTCAGGTCGCAAACTTGCCGTCATAATTGCCACCGCCAGAAAAAGCCACTTATTTCGCATTCAGCAATTCCTCCATCGGATCAACAGCCTTTGGAGGCTCGCGAGGGATATCCATTCGACTGCGCGAAGCAGGCGAAAGTCCAAATTCTTTTAAGAGGGCAGTGTAGCGCTCGAACGCCGCCCGCATGGCGGCATATTCCGGGATGGTCTGGGAGTTCTGGCCGGCCAGGTATTGCGCGATGCTGATCTTCTCGCGCCCAGCAGGCGTCTCTCGATGCGTGATCGCATCTTTGAGCTCACGGTAAATGCCGTACTGCTCGCAGAGCACTTCGAGGGTATAGAGATCGATATCCGTGAGCATGCCGAGCGCCAGCAGCTTGCCTGCGATGTCTTTCCACATGCGCTTTGCCCATTTATTAAGGTGCGCAGGAGGCTTGGGGGCTGCTTTAAGCAAGTCGGGCTGAGGCTCATTGGCTGGCGCTTCGTTCCGCCGGAAAGTCCCGCGGATTACCTTAATCTGGGTCGGCACGCGCGGCTTAGGCATGGCGCACCCCCTTACCCCGGGAATCCGTAGTGTGGGACATCGAGCAACGCATCCGGTTTACGGCAAAAGATTGCAAAGATATCGACTCCCCCCGTCTGTGGCCAAAACCTCCATCTTCACGGTTCGTTTTGCTCGAGTGCTCGCCATGCAGCCTTGGAATCAGCGTGTATTTTCGATGATCAGGCTCGATTGCAGGATTGTATGGCGGGTTATGGTCAACATCATAGAGCGGCCAGAGATCGCGAGGGATTCCTGCCTTGGTGAGCACTTCAGCGCGGACCTTCTGCCAGTCGCGTCCATAGCCTCGCCGCGGCGAAGATGGGCGCTTGTCAGGCATCCTGCCAGCCTGGCGCATAGCCGCATGGATGTCACAATAGCCGGATGGATCATAGGTGAGGTTGGGGCAGTATGGGTATTTGCACATTCTGGCCGGCTTCGTGGGCATCCATAACCCTTTCGCCGCCATATAAACATGACGGGCGGCGACGTCCATCCCAACAGCCTTATTCTTGGCTTTGTCGAGACGAACCTCGCCGCCCGTTTATCGGTTAGGCAAGGTAATTCAAAATCACAGCATGCGGTCGCCCGTTTATCGGTTAGATCCGCAAACTCTTTTCAAGTATATATATAATTCATTACTTAACGTTTGTCAAGATGAATTTTAAGCATTTCTTCTTTGTAGTATTGATTTTTATCGCATTTGCTATTGCGTGTATGACTATATAGTTGTATATTCTATTCAGAGAGAGCGAGAGACTCTCTCAATAAACTGAGTCCGCTACCGAAAGGGAGGCGGCAAGGAGCAAAATATGAAGACAGAGCAAATGGCAGAAAATCTCCGGCAACTTTATGTTGCTGGAAAGATCGAGATAGGGAAAACCTATCATGTTCTTCCTTCCGATTGCAGTGGTAATGGAATGGATATCGCGCTGAAGAATCGCCTAGATGAATCTGCTGATTATGACCTTGGAAATGGCGTAGTTGCCAAATGCCGCTGCTCGGTGCAAGTTGGATCAACCAGATGGGGCGATGGCATACCTACCCTCTATAGTATTGAAGTCTATTGCCCAGACAATCAGAGCAAGATTGATCTTTCCAAACTTTCTAATGAGAGCCTGCGGAAGCTTAATGCGCTTGCACGTAAGGCTGGATATAAATCATGCACTGAAGCATATTATGATAAAATAGATGAGCCAGTTATAAAGCATGAGCCATGGGGTTTTGAAACAAAAAGTGGCAAATTTTTCCCAGGCATTCGAACAACGAAATGGTGGAAAAGCGGCAACTATAGACCGGCAAAAACAATAATCTATTTGCCAGAATCTTTTAATTTATAGATATTATAGCCCTTCGGCGATAAAGTTGCCGAAGGGTTGGGAGGTTTAAAATGGGAAGAAACTGCTGCTTTATGAAATTTAAGAATCATAGGGAGAATTAAATGAGCAGACGAACAACTGTATATCTCAATAAAAATCTTGAGGCGCTTCTCAAGAAATATGCTGAGCGGCTTAATACTGATGAGGGCGAATATGGCCAGTCGGCGACATTGACTGAAATATTGGGCAGATATGACGAACTGGTTCGCGCCGAAAGGCGCAGACTACGCGATCTATTTGAAGAAAATGAGATCAATCTTCTGCTTAATAATGCGCTTTCAACTATCTATAGTTATCAGACAATTATTGGCGCTGTGCTTGCCGATACAGAGGATGAAGATCCAAGTCAATTTGAGTTTTTCGGTGTGGACCGCGCCGCTCTTATTGAAAAATTGAGGAATCTCACACCAGGTCAGCAATTTGCTCTTGTTGATTGGTTGGAAGAAATGAGATCTGCCTCATAGGGATCTCTCCACATAAGACACGCCCGCAATTGTTCCAATATGGTGGCCGTGGCCTTACCATTCTGGTCCCGGTTGTGTCGGGCAAAAAACGCATAGGCTTGCCATCTCGATACATCGACCAATCGTAATTTACAATCTCAACAGTTACTCCAAGGACATGGCCTTTACCATAGGCATTTTTCTTACCAAGATACTTGATATGCTTACGCAATACCTGTTCAACACGCCCACGATCTCCGACTGCATAAGCAACCATCCTATGGCAAAGTAATAATGGTAATGGAGTATTGTATTCTCTATATATACCATTTTGCAGATTAGGGCTACCGCTTGTAATTTCAATACGAGATTGGCGAAATCTTTTACGCCAATATTGCATGCTTTCTGCAGTAATTCCTTCTGGAAATAGTGCGCTTGCTTTCCATCCCCATGTTCCTGCAAGCTGCCATTTATCAAGCGGCAGAGGCACATCAATTGGTTCCTCATCTCTTGATGGAGCTTGTGATCCCTTCGATCGATGAAATGGCATGAGGGCCCACGCCATAAGAGCATCAAGATGTATCGGCTCATATGGATCATAATAGACGCCAGTGCCATCGAGAAAAAATGTTATCTTAAGATTGTTTATTGACATAAGCCTGCCTCTCTTAATTTTCTATAGATTTCGGGATAATTTCTTCTCACTACTTCAGTTTCAGCAGGCGCCTCGCGAGCTGTATCAAACGCCCATGAAACTCGTGCCATCGCAGGATCTGAAGCCATTAAATATGCTGGATGAATCGGTAAATTATTTTCACATATATATGCGAGGCAATCCCTGCCATCCCAATTCATCATTGGCCAGGCAATTTTTATGCCCCATTTTTTTGAATAGTGGATAGGCCCATATTGAGATAATAACATCCGCCGCTTTATGCTTTCTTTTTTCCTAAGCCCTACAAACTCAAGATCGATTCCATGCTCAATAAGTGCTTTCCTAACTGGATTTATTATTGTATCAATACTATTAATTACTTTTTTGTCATATCGCGATAATTCTCCGCGGCCTATAGCTTCGGCTTCTTCTATTGCACATCCTTTCGCAACAATTATCTCGAGCCCAAATCTATCTGCAATTTCATAGATGATGCTTTTACTTTCTGGTAATTCAAGCCCGGAATCATTCCAGATTATTTTAGGACTGCAAAATTTGCAGACCAACCCTGCCATTGCAACAGAATCCTTGCCTCCAGATAATGCTATCGCTGGATTTTTACATTGCAATAACGCAACTCTAATGATTTCCTCTGCATTTCGAATATGTTTAGAATAAAGATAGCTGTTTGCTTTTCGATATGCCTCCATTTCCAATTCCAGATTTCGCATTTATTCTCTCCTCTGCGCTCGGCAATAGATATGCAAGAAACTGGTATAATCCGCTCTGATATATTGGTTTTGCCCATTTCTCATATTCAATCCATGTTTTCATTCCAACCTTCATGGTCAAATAGGGTGGCATATCAAGCGTTTCAATAATGCCCCTGCCGATTCCTGCGTTAACCGCAGCGTTCATTCTATTCCAATATTCCCTCGTCTTATTTTCATCTCGGCAATCGGCGTCAATCATTTCAAAGCGCCAAATACCTCTCGGACCTATGTTTACTCTCGCCCATAAGCTCCCATGTTTTTTATAGCTTGTGGTAACGTATGCAGCCCATTGTTTATATGGAATCCCATTTAGTACCATCTCGCGTATTTCAATACGCGATAATTCGCGGAATTCATTGCCATCACATATCCAGCTAGCCATGCGCTCCGGGCATTTCAGGCGTTTTTTATCCTCAGTTGTCTTATATCCAAAGAACCAAGCAATATAGACATCGACGCCAACAAATTCGCTTTCCGGAGCGCGAAGACAATCAATGTTTGTAAAACTATCACCGAGAACTTCTCGTCGTGGGAGGCAAGGACAAACTTGTCCGGTTACTGCGCATGTCGCTTCTATAGGATCGCATGGCAATGCCGGCGCTAGAGTCCTAACCGATTGCGCAATTAAATTGATGGCATGCATATGGCACCGAGCGATTCAAGATAGTCAATGATCTTATTCTTATTTTCAGCAAGATAGTTTTCATACAGCTTGCCATCAGGAGCATTTTCGATCTCGATCCTTACTTTACCAAAACCTTGCCTTGAATAAGCTCCTATGAATCCGCGATCTGCAAGCAGTGAAAGCCCTTTCCCAATAACAGATCGCTCGAGTTCTGAAGCATGCCCTCGAATATCTATTCCGCCCTGCAAAACGACACCAGGTTTTATGCATTCAATGGTTGCGATCATGGATTTATTATCTCCATCTTCATGGCCTTCAAAATCTTCCCGCCTGGTTAAAAATTCCCATGTCATTAATTCTGATACCTTAATATTTCCATTGGACCACTCATAACAACATGGACGAAAATCGCCAAAATTTGCTCTGCCTTCGATAATGCGATTCCCAATGGAGCACCCAAGTGCGGAAATCATTGGAAGCGTGTCGCGAAACTGATAGATTCCTTCTGCTTTGATTGCTCCATTAGTACCAAGCAATTTCCCGAATGCTTTAGCAGCATCGCTGTTTTCTTCAAGGGCGCCACCGGCATATATTGTATGGAAAAACCATAAAGCAATAGGCGGATTTGTTCTGCTAGGCTTAATATCGATTGCTCGGAGAAAATCATCTGCAAGAAGATCGCGCATCTGGCCTCGCAAAGCATTCCCAGAATAGAAAGGCAGCGATAGCGTTGCGCCAGTATCGCTTAAAACCTGCATTCTGCGAAATAATGTCGCATTCCCAGCTTTTATATCTGCTCCATGAGCAAGCGGCGAAAGCGTTGTAATTTCGATAGGAATTTCATATTTGCCCTGAGGTATGGCACATCCATCTTCTTTGACGGATTCTATTTCGATAGATTCTATTGCTTCTTCAACTTGCTCCATTCTTGGAAGAGCAGAGATCATTGCAACAATTCTGGGATAAAGCCTTATCCATTGGTATACTTTTGCCGCATCTTGAGTACCTGATATTCTCAAAAATTCAACACCTCGAGATTCCCAAATACTACCGATATCTGCATCAACAAGTTTTGATAGGCGTTCAGCAAAAGCAAGCAATGTTTTTTCTGTGGCAGCTTGAACAATACGATCAGCAAAAAATTCTGACCCGTTTCGTTTTCCAGTAATTTTGCTATGATTATAAATAAATCTCAATACTGCAAAGATTGTCAATAAAATATCTTTCATATTCTCCTCCTAATATTGTTTTTCTTGTAATTGCTTATGCTCTTTTTCGTTTCTTTTTAGTACCAGCTTGGATCTGATAATTGAATAGCTCACAATCTCTCCGCCGCGCACCACAATATGCAGCTCGCCATAATCCAGACGCATGAGTTCCGCCGCGATCTCGTCCAAGTCTTTACCGATACTCATTTCCCCTCCAAATTGCAGTTATCTAGTTCATTGATGGCTTGCACGATTATTGCCGCCTGATGAATAAGCTCGCCGCGCGTATAGAAACTACTTTTGTCTTTTGATAATGCATTCTCGGACCATGATAAATTATTCGCTCTTTCAAATTCTATATCGGCGTAAATTTTTGATAGGCTCATAAATCTTTTCTCCAGCATTTATTACAGGTGGTACGCCTGCAACCGATGACTATTCCACCTATGCCATATATTGCACTACTTTCATCAAAAACTGATAGTCTCCCGCCTAATAATTGCCGCGGACAATATTTCCCAATGATGAAATCTTTATCCTTGCCTGTAAGTTCTACTGCTTTTTCAATCCTTGTCATCATTCGCCTCATGAGCCCAGCACTGCTTGCAGGTCTTACCGCGACATCCAACGACAATGCCCTTGTCATCTATATACCTTTCCTCATATGATGCCACCGGCCAATCTTTCCGAAACACGCCAGGACAGCTATCTTCTACAAGGTTATCGAAATTGTGGTGTGGCCTGTATTCCTTTACCCACTCAAGCCTTGTCATTATCTGAATCCTTATGCCGTCATTGCCGCCTCATGCGCCGCAATTTTCTGCCGCAAAAATTCATTAATGCGCTGCCAGGCTTTTGCATTTTCCTCTGGATCTATTGGCGGCTCATCATCGCCAGGTCGTGCAGCACTAAAGGAATCATGGCTTTTTGTTTCTTGCTGGCGTGCAATGCGGGAAAGTATTTCCTGACAATTCTCAGGATCCGCAAAGCTTGCAAACCTGAATTCCCATTTGCGCAGATCTTCTGGTCCGGACCGAGACCATCGCTCGCATGCAAACCAGAGCTCTCGCCAATGGCTGAAATAATAATCGACTGCAAGCAGAGCCATATCAAGATCATTTCCAAGGAATTCAAGCAGTCGCCGCGATAGCTCGAGAGATTTACTGTCCGGTTTTGTTTTTGCCCCGGTCATTGAGTTGAATCGACGAAACCAGTCTTCAGCAAGGCGTACTGATGCCGGTTTTTCGTTTTCCGGTTTCTCTTGTGGAAAACTTGCCTCGCGCGCGCGCGGCTCTCTCTCTTTTTCTTTTTTTTGTTCTTGTTTTTGTTCTTGTTCTTCTTCTTTTTCTTCCCCTAGGGGCTTATAAGGGGCTTCGGAGGGGCTTCCAAGTCCCTTATAAGGTGCATCAGAGGTGCTTACATCTCCCTTCATCAGTAGAGCATCTCGAATTTCTGGTACAGCATTCTGCAATACATCAGCAATGAGTGATTTATCCTTGACCGCCGTGATCTCTTCCTGGATACACAAAAAGCGATTGTCTTTTATTGTTGTCGGATAATTGTACTTTGCCCAGTTCAGTATCGCGATCTCATTTGTTTCCGGATTGTATCTGATGCGCTTAAGCCCATTCTGAAAACGTTCGACGAGATTCTTGACAGTTTCTATCGAGTATCCGGTTTCGAAACCGATCTGCTTCAGGGATATCTTGTAGACGCCGCATTGTGTCGTATGCTCGTTCGTTATAAGGTATAAATAGAAAAACTTGTCCTCCGGTGTAAAATAATCAACAACCTTTGGATCCGACCAGAAAGTCTTGTGAACCTGTCTCCATGGCGCTGACATCGTTTGCCTCCTTATTAGAAAACGGCGTCATCATTTCGTTGTGGATCGAATTGCATTTTATAGTCTTTTCTTTCTTTCTCTCGCGGCATCCATGCCTCGAGAAAGTAATCCGGCGATTTTGCATCTTTCTTTTTGTCATTCCGTACCAGCTTAGCATAGAGTCGCTGGCCAGCTGGCACGCTCAACCCAACATCGCTGCCAATTTCGCCTGACATCGTTTTGCTGCCATCATCATTTTTCTTCACCCAGAATGATCCGATTCGCATTATCGCTCCTTCCTCTTATATCTTCAGCGCCTACGGCGCATCCTTCGCTTTGTCTTATTTTTCTTTTCTTCCTCCATTCCGCCATGCATTCTTCCAGAGATTTTTCACGTCGCAACCAGCCATCATCGTCATGGCTATTGATTTGATAAGTATTCTCAAACTCAAGATCGAGCTGCCGGGTCCTCTTCCTCATGCTCAGTCTCCTTATCTGCAAACGCGGTATATTCGATTGCATGGCGCGCATTTGCCTCTTGGATTCTCTTTGGCACGCGTAAATGCGGCGCATACATCTTGAGGTACGCTTCCAGATTGCTGTCATCGATCTGACACCATTCCTCGATAGTTTCTGCCCGCCATGCTTTGCGTCCTGAAACCCAACCATCAGGGATACCTCCTCGAGGCTGTAAGGCGAGTGTGTTGCGGATTGTTTTCAGTGATACGCCGCCAGGCAAGGATCCATGCTTTCGGTAGTGCGCCTGCTCGAGGGTGTACCAGCGCTGGCCGGGTCCATCGAGAGCTGCATGCAGAAGCTGCTCGATGACCTCGAGCTGGGGTAGCTTCAGCACAAGTCCAGGCATCTTTGTCTGCTCATCAAGCGGCAAGTATTCCATATTAGACCCTTTCCCTCAGCCGCCGCGTTTCAAAAAATCCCTGCAAGTCTGGACAATCGTCCATAATCATCCGCGCATAGCGGCTAGTGAAATTATTGTTGATCGCGTATTCGCTGGCAGAATGTTTCGTTTTCACCATATATTCCCAACGCAAGCGCTCAAAAAGGAACTTCATGCCGATCTTATTACAGCCCTGAGATTTTGCTTCCCTCGCAAGCCGTATCAAATTGCGATATACGTGTGGGTTTGCCTCATGGAACTGAAGGAATTGCTCATCGATGGAACTGCTGATGGCAGTTGTTGGAAGATTTGGGAACAATTCAAGCTGTTCAGTCTCTGGCTTTTTGAGATAGCGCTGCCGGTATTCAGCCATTGTCATCCACTCGCGGCCAACGCGAATGTGAGCTTGCTCATTGCTATCTTTTAGCTTTGTTGTAATTCTTTCCAGCAATCCCATAATTACCTCCTACCAGCTCTAATTAATTGAAAACCCTCTCCAAGCAAGATACGATTGAATTGCGACTCCAATTTTCACGAGCAAGGAGAGGGATATGCACAAATGGGCAGGCACAGGTGATCGAATTGTTGCAACATTCATTTGTTCTGCTTGTCTGCAGGAAGTTGGCTTTACGCTAGACCAACTCAACAACATGATTGAGTCAAACAATTTCACTTTCTGGTGCCCTTCAAAATCTGCTTTTGCGAAGCTTTATCCACCGCAGGTTCATCAAGCATATGAAAATCTTTTATACTCTGGGCGAAAGTAAACGCTGAGCTTGGAACAAAAACAGAAATGAGTATCCCATCTGCAGAAGCCCACCAATCGTTAAGTATTTTTGCTCCAAGCCGAGCTGCTGCCTCATCGAGATTGGCTTCAAATTCTTCGCGATTTTTCCATAGACTGAATGCAAGTATGTTTCTCCAGCCTTTTGGTAAAATAGCCATGGCGGCATGGTGTTTTGGATTAATTGCCGCGCCTGAGAGCTTCTCTATGAAGATTTTGAATGAGGCAAAGCTCCTTCTATCGAATTTCACAGACTCATTATCAGATTTGTATTCGTTCTTTCCATTTGCCATAACGCTTACCTCCTAACCGAGCCTGTGAATACAAGGATCATGCAAGAGAGCGCCAGTTCTTATTGCAGGAATACCATATACTTGTTTGATACGATGCACTTTATATGGTTTGCTTTGTGCGAGACAGGCACGGACATCGTCAATTTCCTTATTTGATTTTGCACCAACAATGCGAAGAAGCGCATCGAGAGTCGTGACTTTTCGGCCATCTACCCAATATTCGACTACTTCAGTGATCATTGGCATACCCTCAAAAAACCTCTCCCCATGGATCCGGCCAAGGAGGCTGGAAATGCCGGATCCATGGTTTGAGGCAATTCTTCAATTTCGATGAATGCTCCAGCCTGCTCACCCGTTTTGGGCTGTGCAAAGCGCTTGGTGACAATAAGGCAAGCTACTTGTGCATCATCTTTCCAGGCTCGAGCCTTCGTGAGGGCATCCAGCGCCGCTTTCGCAAGATTGTCGGCGTCTGGTTTCTTAGTGCTATAGTAGCCATGCGGGTCTTTTGGCTTGGAAATGAATTCCATTGATACAGCGACTGGACCGGTGAGCATTGCAGTTCTCTTGAGTGCAAAGGCAAGCTGGACCTGCTGTTTCCATCGATCAGCTGATGCGTCGTGATAAACAAGCACTTTGCCGCTCATGGTTCGCGTAGCTCTCGTTCGCGGCTCGCCGCGAGGTTCACCTGGAATGAATAACCGAATCATTTGATAGCCTCTGCAAAACACTCAGCATGGCTTTTATCAGGGAATATTGCCGAAAAGATCTGGTCATCTTTTTGGTACAAAACTTCAAAACCATTTTTACTGGCGTAAATACCTTTAAACTGATATCCTTCGAACGAAGCTTCGATCTTCCTGGCATGGCATGTAGTTACTATTCCTAAAAATATTGCCAGAATCGATACTATAAAAATTTCTGATATAGCCCAGCGATTCCTTCGCAGCCACTGCAGACAAGAATGATAGCGCCATTGCATCTTAGTCATGACTCATTATTCCCTTTTTCTTTCTCTTCGATTGCATTAATAATCACTGTTCGTATCCAAGGGCCCGCTTTTCTACCAGATTCACTTAAAAATCTGCGAAATTGAGCCATTTCTTCCGCCGATAAGCGAACCCTTAAACTCATTTGAATGTATTGTTGCGATTTTGCCACGCTCATACCTCATATATAAGGCATCTTTGCCACATTGTCAATAGCAAAAAGTGGCAAAATTGCCATAAATTGACGATAATTTATATATGACAGAGTTTTGGGAAAGAGTTAAAATTAAAATTCAAGCTGAAAATACCACTATGGAATGGGTGGCGAGGCAAATAAACATTAGGCCAGATTCTTTTCGAAGATGGTCTTCTCGAAAGATTTTGCCAAATGCTGAAAAAGCTGTAAGAATAGCTTCGGCACTAAACACAACAGTGGAATTTTTAGTAACCGGTGAGGAACCAGAATTTTTGCCTGCTGGAGAGATCGTCTTTTATCGACAGGCGCTAAAGTGGCGGCCTGTCATAGAGGATCTCGAAATCTTATCGCCTGCTGTGGCAAATGGTTTCTGCATTGCAATCCGCGCCGCGGCGAAGGAGGTTAAAAATACTTCAGAAGAAATGGGCACAGCGCCCCATGCGGAGAATCAATAAGCACACAGCGGGCAGGTCCGCATAGGGGCAAGACATGCGAAAACATCCTGCCTTTTAGAATTATTGCAAAATTTAGCAAGGAGGCAATAGAATGATAAATAGAAAAATATGCATATTTTCACTATTTTTCTTTTTATTGCTTACATTAAATGCAATCGCCCAATCAGATTCAAATTACATTGTAAATTATTTTGTTGACGATTTTGGCGATCCAACTGAGCATAAATATCTATTTACAATAGTGACTGGTAAATTTTCAAATTCTGCTACAAAAGATTCAATATTGAAAGTCGGAGTAATCATTGCTGATAGCGAAATCAGCTTTGCGCTGTATGAATATGGCTCAAACCGAGTTACCGGCAGTGATTATACTGATTATGTTATTAAAATGAAATTTCCAAATGGTCACATTATAGAAAAAACAACAAAAATAGATAAATATAGCGGCCGATTGGAAATTTCTAGCATTTTTGATTCATCCATTGACTTCGATACAATGTTCAGCGGTAATGCTCCTATTAAAATATATATTTATGAAAAGGACCGCCCATATGCCAATTATTCATTTTCTGTAACCTTCCCCTCAAAGGAATTTATTAGCAACAATCTTGGATCCGACTTTTTCTGGATTCAATAAAAGAAAAAGGCTAGGGACACTATGATAATTTTTACATTGCTAATCGTAGGCTTGATCATCTATTTGATTATAAGATCCAAAAAACCGGCACGAAAAGACATACGAGAGCCGATATATCCACGGGCTATGCCACCACAAAAGGTGCATCCTCACCGGGATATGGTTGTACGAGAAATCAAAGAATGGCTCGAAGGCATTGAATTAACTGATGTGATTGTCTTTGATACTGAAACGAACGGATTTTATCCAGATGAATCAAGTCTACTTTCTATTGGTGCAATCAGATATTCCTGGGATCCTTATGAAAAACTGAAAGAGAAAGCCAGGTTTGAACGCTACTACTATCCAAAAGAACCATTCAATGAAAGAGCGATCATGGTGAATGGATTGACCAAAGAAAAGATTGCTGAGCTCCGCGGCGATGCAACCTATCCAGAACACTTCCTTGATGATTATCTAGCATTCAAAGAGTTTTGCGAAGGTGTTCGTCTGATAGCGGGGCATAATGTTTCCTTCGATGTCGGCTTTGTCCCATTTTTGAAAAACCGCCGCAAACTAGATACCATGAAATCGAATGCAGATGTTGTCTGTGTTGAATGGATGGATAGCAAAAATGATTGGAAATGGCCATCGCTCGAGGAAACTGCACGGTTCTATGGGGTGCCATTTAATGAAGATGACGCGCATGGCGCTCTCTATGATGCCATGATCGCGGGGGAAATTTTGAAACGAATGTTGGATAGGGCAGAGGTAAAGGTGCAAATTATCTAGCATGTGAAGAATACAAGGAGGCAGGTATGGGAAAGACAAGCGGGTTAAAGCCTGGCCAGAAAGCGCCGGCATCTGGCCAATATCAAACTGTTGGGCCGAAAGGCGGAAAAGGTAAAGAGGTAACGGCAGTAAAAGGCGAGCCATTGCCGCCGACCGATAAGCCTGGATCGACGTACAACCTGGTAGATGGAACGAAAAATAAATCAGGAAAAGCATAAATAAGTATGCTATTATTCCATCAATGAGAATTTTGTATATGGATGATTACATTAATATCTATTGTGATGAGAGTTGCCATCTAGAACATGATCATCAAAAAGCAATGACTCTAGGTGCGATTTGGTGTGAGAAGAAAAAAATAAAAGAAATTACGAGAAGATTGATAGAATTTAAAGGTAAATATGGGTTACGCCATGAAAGTGAAATAAAATGGAGCAAAATATCATCTAATCATTACCAGCCCTATTTAGATATAATTGATTATTTTTTTGATGATGATGATCTGCATTTTCGTGGATTAATTATTCCAGATAAAAGTATATTAAATCATCAAAAGTTCAATCAAACACATGATGAATGGTATTATAAAATGTTTTTTAGATTGCTGACGCCAATCATTGATCCAAATTATAAATATAATATTTTTTTAGATTATAAAGATATACAAGGAGCAGAAAGAATAACAAAGCTACATGATGTACTCTGCAATAATATGTATGATTTCAATCATTCAATAATAGAATCAATTCAATTAGTAAAATCACACCATGTTGAATTAATACAGTTAACAGATATTATTGTTGGGGCATTGTCATATAATGCAAGAGATTTAAATACAAATGCTGGTAAGAATAAAATAATTGAAAGGATCAAACAGCGCTCAGGATATTCTTTAACGCGATCAACTCTATATAGAGAAAGTAAATTTAATATTTTTATTTGGGATCCTGAGAATGAGGATCATAATGCTTAATTTTCTTCCACCATTATTGACATTAGAAGATGTTGATTATGACCCAAATCGTTTAATAATGGAGGCATATCGTATTTTCAGAAAAGATTTTATTGATAATAAACCTTATTTCCATGCGACACCAATCAAGTTAGCTCAAGGTATTGGTAATGATGGTAAAGAAAATACATTTTGGCATATTATATCAGGAACAGATAAAAAAAATAACAATTTCAAAGATCCTAATCCTAACCGCATAAAATATATACGATGGATATCTCCAATAATAGCAAACAGCAATAATAATGAAATTTTATGTTTTGAAAAAAATATAAAAAAGAAAAAAAGAATATTACTTTGGTATAAAAATGAGGATTATTTGGTTGTATTAGAACGTCGCAATAATTATATCATATTATGGACAGCTTATCCTATAGAGTATCCCAATCTGAGAAATGATCTAATAAAAGATTATAATAATTATATAAAAGCAAAGGGCACTTCCTGCTAAGGAAGGCCCTTGATGCTCCTTCTACTCCAGGTAGATAAGCAATTATGATTCTAAGCATATAATTGCAAGTTGTCAAGCACAAAATTTTTATCCCCAAAATCTCTCCACCGCACCCCGCTGGTCAGCAAGCTGTAAAAGCCGCTCTTCCATGTGAGGCCGGTCATAGTGATCGGTCATTTCCGAGCTATTGTGGCCGATAAACTCATGCAGTGTCTGTTCAGAAACCAGGGCTTTCATCCTTGTATTATAGGTATAGCGCAACGCGTGAACCGTCATACGGCGATTGTCCGACATGTCAATCTTGGCATTGACAAGTCCGACTTTCCATCTGGCGTTCAGAAGATCCTTGCTCACAGGATGCCCATGATAGAGAAAAACCGGACCTTCAACGACTGGGCATGCATCAAGATACAAATTCACAATTCGCATCGTCTTATCCGAGAGAATGACTGCCCGATGCCGCATGTTCTCTTCGTTGCCCTTTTTCAGCGCGCTGCTGATCTTCCCGGTCGAATCATAGGCTCGGTCCACGATAAGGCCATAAAGATATGTTCCATCCTGTAGTCTATGGATCACAAATTGATCGCGGCTCACCGCTCTCAGCTCTCCAGATCGAAGCCCAGCCGAGAGCCCAAGGCAAAACATGGCACCGAAGAGGATTCCAGTACCCGGATAATCTCGAGTATCTTTGCGGCGCCAGACAGCATCGAGCGAGGCGGGATCCTCAGGGAAAAGCCTGTAAATTTCCTCGAGCGAAAGGGTGTTCTGTCGCCGCGAATGCCGGACGAATCTTATTGTTCCCATATCGGGAACAGTCTTGATGAGCCGTTTGCGTTTTGCTTCGCGCAGGCAAATCGACATGGTTTCGATTATGTTGTTTCGCAGGCTGTTTGATATGGGCTCATCCTTCCCGGCTTTTCGCAGGCTAACAAGCCAATCCTGGAAATCATAGATAAAGCCTTCGTCTTCGAAACGATCAAAAGCAAATCGGCCAAATTTTGGAACAAGATAATTTTCCAGACGCCCTCGATGGCCAAGCCGTGTTGTCTCCTTGATTGCAATGCCATCAGCGAGTGTCTGCCGCTTGAGATGCAACGAATCGGCCAAGAACATTTCAGCTGCGAGATCCTGGAAGGTTCGATAGGTCGCCGCGGCGAGGTTGCTATTCTTGCTTTTCAAGACAGGGGTTGGTGGAGAAGATTCCTGGGCTTCGAGCTTTGCAATGAATTCTTCCGCATCGCGCTTGAGCCGGCAGCCGCGGCCGCACGGTTTGCGGATCTGCTTGCCGTTTTCCTTATACCAGTAATACCAGACAGAGTATTCCTTGCCCCTCGAGTTGACGAGTTTCCGGCGGAATAAATGGTATTTTTTTCCCATAAAATATTTCCAACCTCTTATGCACAGTTTATGCACAGTTTTTGTGTTTTGCAAGCGGATTTCGTCAATTTTCAAGGCTTTGAATAAGTTATGCGATTGGAGTTTGAATGTATTATATATCATTGCTATATAAGAAAATAAAGCCGCTCGAATGAACGGCTTTATTTTCTCGGGCTGAGAGGATTTGAACCTCCGACATCTTGGTCCCGAACCAAGCGCGCTAGCCCCTGCGCTACAGCCCGAAATGGATCGACAGCGACACGGCGAATCGCGAAATTCGCCCGTGCAAAAACATCAGCACCGCGCACTAGCAGTCCAGCAGTCTAAGCGGCCCGACAGTCCCTGCTATAAAACAGCATAAATGCCATCCACGCTCTTGCACTAAAAAAAAGCCCGTCGCGCGGCGGACGGGTTTTGATCCGCTCGTAAGCGGAACCCCACAGATACGCGCCTGCGCACATGCCCTGCGGGCTGGATCGGGAGCGACGGGGCTTGAACCCGCGATCTCCGGCTTGACAGGCCAGCGCGATAACCAGCTTCGCTACGCCCCCGTGTCATCGTTGACGAGAAGCTAATATACCGGCAGCCTTCTTTTGTGTCAATAGGACACGATAATCGTGTCAAGACTCAATTAAAATGTCCCCATTCTTAGCTCGATTAAAATGTCCCCTTTTCACTCAGGCTGAGCGAGTGGCCAGTTCCTCCTTGCGTGATATTTTCCCGAGCTCGATATACTCGAGTTCC